CATTTTCCAAAACAATGCGTGATTAAAAGCACCGCCAGCATTGTTCCTGACTGTCTTGTTGAATCGAGATATTCCCTTGATAATCTCTTCAAGGTCTAAATCGTTGTCTTTTTGTTTTTCTAAAGCTTTGTTTAGTTTATCCACATAACCTTTATAATGTTTGTTGTAGTGGATATTCATCGTCTTTGGGTCGATAAATCTTTGTAATGATGAATAAGAATAAGGTAATTTTTCAATACCTATTTTCTTCATTTCATTAATAATTTCTTTTTGTTGTTCTTGAAGTTTTTCTTGTATGTTCTCAGTTCCTTCTATTAAACTTTGTACTTCTTCTATTTCGGCTTCTAACTTTTTCAATTTCATGTCTCTACTTTTATTATAAATAAATAGAGTTTCACAAAACTTTACATCCGTTCATTAATTCGACTCATTATTTCTTGCACAACATCCGCTCTTGATTGATTATCACCCATTACAGTCTCAAAAATATTTTTCTTGTGATTTAATATATCGTATATAACTCCTTCGATTGTATTTTCAAATATTGGATAATAAACAGAAACATTTGATTTCTGTCCATATCTATAACTTCTGTCTTCGGCTTGTGAGTGGTCTGATGGTACAAATGATAAATCATTCATAATAACAGCTTCAGCGGCGGTTAGTGTGATACCTACACCAGCGGCCTTAAGGTTCCCAACAAACACTTTAATTTCTTCATCATTTTGAAACCTGTCTACCGAATCTTGTCTCTGTTTTGGACTACAAGAACCATCAAGGTAAACCGCTTTTTTTCCAAAGTGTGAATGTATTGTGTGTAATGTCTCTGTAAAGTTTGTAAAAACTATAACTTTTTTATCTTGTTCTAATATATTTTCTATTAATTCTATTGTTGAATTTATTTTTTCACTTGCAATTACTTGTCTTATTTTTGTAAGTTTTGTAAACTGAACTGTTAGTGATGTACTTTCATCGGGATTTTTATCGTACCAATCATAGTATTCACCCATTAAACTTTCATATTCTTTTGATTTTAATCTTAAATAAACGGGTGTAATGATTTTATCGGGTAAGTCTAACACCTCAGTTTTTAATCTACGTAAAACTTGTTTTGATGTTCTATCTCTTAATTCTTCTAAATTTGATGCTCCTGTAACATTCCATATTTTTCTATTTCCAACTTTGAATTGGTATCCGTTACAGTATCTTCTAACATAAGCCATCCAATTTGCAGCAACAGGCGACTCAACAAGATTTAATAAATTATAATAATTCATTGGTCTTGATGTCATTGGTGTGCCTGTTAGTAACCACAATCTATCAACGTCTTTAACAAAACTATTAATTAATTTTGTTCTTTGTGCTGATTTATTTTGAATATAATGCGCTTCATCAATTACAATTAAATCAAATTTACTTTTTAATATTAATGAGTCTTGTTCATTTTCGGGGTCGTGAAAATTTTTGATGATGTCATAATTGATGATTACAAAATCAGCGTCTTCATATTTTTTTCCATCACAAATAAATGTTGGTCTATCAGTATAATTTTGAATTTCTCTTTGCCAGTTAATTTTTAAAGATGCTGGACAAATTACCAATATTTTCTTTGCTTCTGTTTCTAAAGCGGCAACTACGGTTGAAGTGGTTTTACCTAAACCCATATCATCCGCCAAAATAAATCTTTTTGTTCTTACAAGTTTATTTACCGCTTCTATTTGATGAAACAATAAAGGTCTGTTAGAATATTTTGAAAAATCTATTTCTTTATAATATTGTTCAGGGTTTTTAATAATTGCAACTTTTGGAATCCAAAATTCCGATAATTGTTCACTCTCGAAGAATTTACCCCAAACATGATAAGCTTTGTCTTTCTCAACTAATAGTTTTTCAACCCAAACCTGTTTTGGTGGTTCGGTGTATAATTTTTCGTTAGCAATTTTTTCTGAAAAATAACTATCAAGTTCAACCCATTTTCTTGCAACTTTTGGAACAACATTTTGATAGGTTATTATATAATCGGATTGACTTCTTGTTGGTATCCCTTTTTTGTTTGGTCCGTAAATATTTTTTAATTTAAGTATATAATTGTTGGCACCGTTATAGTTCTCTAAAACATTAAGAGCTTTTTGTTCTACAAGTGAGATTAATTCTATTGGTGAACTATCGGACATTACTCTTTATAATAATAATCAATTTTCGTGTATTTATCAATAATGACTAACAAGGTACCAATTACGCGAATATCCAAATTTTTTGGCGAAAAGGATTTTCAATTAAATATCGCTCTTGGTGAAGAGTGGTTATTTGGAGATATGAACTTTAGAGTTGTTCTATATCGTGTAGATAAATCTAAAACAAATCAGGATGATGTTTATGGTGAAGCATTAAAAGATGGTATTTCTTTTTTACCACCTGTTGAAATAAAGGGTTATGTTCAGGTTGAGGCTCCAAGCCAAGCCACTTTTGGTGATTCAAGATTAACACAAACAGAACCTGGTAATATGAAACTAAGTGTATACCTACATCATTTAGAAGAATTAAATGTTCAAATACAATATGGTGATTATATTGGTTATGCAGAAACAGAGAACAGAATGAGGTATTATTCCGTTGCTGATGATGGTAGGATTGTTTCAGATAATAAACATACATATGGTGGGTACAAACCTTTTTACAAAACTTTTGTATGTACACCAGTTAATGATGACGAATTTAGAGGTATCTAATGGCATTACCAAAAAAGATAGTAAAAAACATTTCTTTAACACCCAAAAAAATATTGGGTGAAAGAAGACAAGAGCTTTTGGAAATAATTCAAAAAGACGGGACTTATTTACCTAAAGGAATTTATCACTCTGATTTAGATAGGGGTATGTTAGATTTTGTAAAAAATGATTTAGGTATTTCTGTTGATGGTAAAAAAGTTAATACGGTTGACGTAATTATTACAACACAGAACTGGGCACAGTTTACTCAAACTTGGAATTTCCAAGATTTGGATTCAAATATTTCACCCCCATTTGTTGCCACCGTTAGAAAACCTGAAACACCATACGGTACAAACCAAGGTACATCATTTAAAATACCTGGCCGTCCAACATTTCAATACGCACTTGTGCCAACGTTTGATGGTGCAAGAAATGGATATGATGTTTATAAAATACCGCAACCCACACCTGTAGATATTACTTATGAAGTTAAAGTATTTGCAAATAGAATGAGAGAACTTAATGCATTTAACAAAAAAGTCCTTGAAAAGTTTGGTTCAAAACAGGCATATACAAATATTAATGGAAGATTTATACCAATAATTTTAGAAAACATTACAGATAGTTCAGAAAACGGTTTACAAAAAAGAAGATACTACATTCAAAGTTACACTTTTAAAATGTTGGGAGTTCTTTTAGATGAGGAACAGTTTGAAATAGCCCCTGCGGTTTCAAGATTACTTCAAATGGTTGATGTTGGTATTAAAACAAAACAAAGAAAAGCGGTGGCACCAAACCCAAATGAAAATACTATTGAGGGATTGTTTCAGTATTTAAATGGTAATACTCAACTAACCGATAATTTAAAATACAATTATGATTTTTATCAAATCAAGTCTAATAATGTAGATTCGTTTGATGTTTACATTAATAATAATTTTATCGGGTCTAACTTGGAATATTTTCAAACAAATTCAGGAGATACTCTTAGAATTGAAATTACATATGATAATCCGTCAGAAGACGCTTTCATATTGTTTGACCAAAAATTAGTCTAAGGGGTCACCATATATATCCTTCTTTACCTCACAATTTACTCTTATTAGATTCTCTAAAAATCCGTAAATTTTAAATCCTTTCTTATCACAATAATCTTTTAGGATTTTGTGAGATTCAACAGAAATCTTGATATTCTTTATTTTCTTGGGGGTTTTTTTCATAGGGTAGAAAAAAGGCAGAATTTATTCCTACCGTATTATAAATATAAGCGGTATACTAAGATTTTTGAAAAAATCAACAATATTTATGTATAAAATAAAACTGATTAAAAGAAAAATTTAAGAATAATGGCAACATCCAATAAAGTATTCGTTTCACCTGGAGTCTACACTTCAGAACGTGATTTATCATTTGTAGCACAAAGTGTTGGTGTTACAACATTAGGTATTGTAGGAGAAACATTTAAAGGTCCAGCTTTCGAGCCAATCTTTATTACAAGTTTCGATGAATTCCAAGCAGTCTTCGGAGGTACTCTTCCTGAAAAATTTGTTAATACACAAATTCCAAAATACGAAGCGGCATACATAGCAAAATCATATTTACAACAGTCCAATCAAATGTTTGTGACAAGAGTATTGGGATTATCAGGGTATGATGCGGGACCTTCTTGGTCAATCACTTCTATTGCAAACGTTAGTGGTGGTTCAGTATCTCAAGATTCTGCGGAATCTGAAGTTATTGTTACATTCTCTGGCTCTACAGGGGGTACTTCAACTATTGAATACCTTTCAGGAATTGGTTCTGCAATATTTTACCCATACTTAAACGACACAATATCACAAACAGGTGGAACAACTACATCGATAGATACTCAGATTAAGACATTCTTATCAGGTGTATTTTCGTCAACAGCAACAAGTGCGAACACAGCTTATGTATTTGGTACTATTCCTGACGCTGATTATGATTCATTAACAGGTAGTGGATTTACAGGATTAACTAACGTTTATGGTGTCCCAAGTTTAAAGAACACTTTAACATCCTATTCATCAAGAAATAACGATACTTGGTATTACGCACAATTTGGAATCGATTCAGGTAACGTTTACTCAGGATATTCTTTTTCAACTAAAATTAATTCTCTTTCAGGTTCGGCTTACGGAACTTTAGGTCAATTCTCAGGTTCAGTTTCTATAGAGGCGTATACACAAGTTGGTACCGCATACACTGAATGGAATGATGTTGTTTTGGCAACATTACGTTCAAGAGGTATCTCTATGTACAACGATAATACAAATCCTGATTTCCAAGTTACAGGTATTACCGATGTCAATATTATTACATCAGGTATATATTCTGGTACAAGTAAATCACCTTACGCGGCTTTCTCAATTTCAGGTGTTACATATGAAAATGAAACATTCGCTTTTACAACATCATTGGATGTTACCGACACTAACTATTTGGGTAAAGTATTTGGATTATCTAATTTTGGAAAAGTTAGAACTGATGTTCCTTTGTTTGTTGAGGAAAGTTTTACAAACATGTTGAACTATGGTTATTCTGAGGGTTATATCAGAGGAATAAATGGTTCATTAGTTTCTCTTCCATCAGCACAAGATGATGACGGAAACAATATATCAATAGGGTGGTACTTGGAACAATATCAAACACCAGAAACACCTTACGTAGTTTCAGAATTAAGAGGTAATACAGTTTATGACTTGTTTAAGTTTATTTCAATATCTGACGGTAACGCAGCAAATGCAGAAATAAAAATTTCGATTTTAAACGTGTCTTTCGCTAACGGTACTTTTGATGTGGCGGTTCGTGACTTTAATGACACTGACCAAAATCCTGTGTTCATAGAGAAGTTTACAAACTGTTCTATGAATCCAAGTAACAACAACTTTATCGGTGTTAAAATTGGAACAAGTGATGGTGAATACGTATCTCGTTCTAAATTTATAATGGTTGAAATAAATGCGGAGGCACCATTAGATGCACTTCCTTGTGGTTTCAGGGGTTACCCATTAAGAATTTATAGTGGAGCAATACCAGCATTTCCTATTTATAAAACTTATTACGAAACTGCTGGTGACCCAACTTTTTACCCTCCGTTTGGTTCTCAACAAATTAGCAGTGGTGACAAAGTTAACAGAACATATTTAGGTATTTCAAATACTGTAGGTATTGACCAAGAATATTTTAACTATAAAGGTAAACAAAACCCTCCAAATATTCAAACTGCAACAAGTTCAAATCCTTGGGCTTTCTTGTCTAAAGGTTATCACTTGGACTCAGGTGCAACTGTTGTTACAATACCTTCGGGTTATTCTACTTCAGGAACTTCAGCTTTTGAAGTGGGTAATGCGTCATTTACCTCTGAACCTACAGATTCAACAAGTCCATACTACAGATTAAACGCTAGAAAATTCACTTTGTTACCTGCAGGTGGTTTTGATGGTTGGGATATCTACAGAGAATACAGAACTAATGGTGATAACTTTATCTTAGGTGGTTCAGGATTCTTAAGGGGATACGCTCCAACATCACAATTCCCAACAGCAACAGGTTGGGGAGCGTTCAAAAAGATTACTGTTGGTAATAACTCTACTGACTTCGCGAATACCGATTATTACGCATATTTGTTAGGACAACAAACATTTGCTAACCCTGAAGCGGTAAACATTAACATATTTGTTACACCTGGAATTGATTTTGTTAACAACTCAAATCTTGTTGAGGACGCTATTGATATGATTGAAACTCAAAGAGCGGATTCGTTGTATGTAATGACTTGTCCTGACTACAACATGTTTGTTGATAC